GTCTCATAATCCGGTGGACGGAGCCCGTCACGATCTCTTTCCTTGTCGACACCTAACTCACACCTCTTGTTGAGGTGGTAAGTTTCAAAGGCAATTTCCTCACGATAAAAATCGGAGGGATCAGAGGAGAGAAAGTCACAGGCAATGGATACCAGATCAGGGGGAAAGATCCTGAGGAGCAGAGGCTCACAGACGACTCGAGAGGGTATGATGTACTCGGAAGTGACATCATAGGGCTTCATGGTGAGGCCAACTCGTCTCTGGATCACACGGGGAGTCTGGGCATCGGCAAGACAGTGTTGGGCAAGGCCCTGTACATCTGCCCACGTACCGCCGCTGGCTCGCGACCGCATAAAACATGCGTTGTGAGAAAACTCGAAGTCGACCTCCCGAGGGACGACGAGTTTAAACCTTGACAGGAGACGGGATGTCTTCTGCCGAACGTCGGTCAAAACCGACTCCCCTAAGTGAGGGGGGGGCTTAGAGAGAGCTTTTGCATGCTTCTCATAGGCCAACTGCACGTCCGATTCGTCCATAGGAGCACATCCTCTTTTGGTTTGATACCAAGAGTAGAAGAACTTCTGTGAGAACTCGAGTCGGGTCTCGATCACACGGTGTGACACCCACCGACCAAGCGATCCGCCAAAAAGGTTGAATTTTGAACGGCCCAGGGCAGCAAAGCCTGGGGGCTGATCGGGTAGCTCCGCCTTGAGAAAGCGAGCATACAGGGCAACAGTGTAGTACTTGATGTAGGACACAACGTGTTCACCCGGCCATTTGGCCGAGTCTTGTGCAGCACTCAGGAAATTTTCTTCTGAGTCCGGAGGGAGGTTGATGGCTGGATTTGTGAATAGCACAGCCAGGCTACGGAACCAAGAAACCCGGTGGAGGAGGGATTTCCATGCGACAACGTCCAGTGTCAAAGATTTTGAGAAAAAGGAGAGAATCCGATCGTTTTGATCGTCCTTCCTTAATGAGCACAAAGACTCATCTCTGATCTTCTGAAGTAGTTGTCTGGACTTAGCCTTCGTAGGTACGGCTAAAAGACCAACTGCAAGTGTATTGAGGGTGTTAACCACAACACTCAAGCCCGGATTGGCGGAAC